TCTACGTCTCGAACTCTATCACGACTACGAACGTCGTCGCTTCCCTTGCGAACATCACAACGGCAAACGTCCAGACCCTGGCCACACCGACTTTGGGACTCGGCATCAGTGCCGGCGGAAACACCCTGAGCGTCCTGGGCAATGTCTATGTCTCGAACGCCATCACAACCACGAACGTCGTCGCGTCCCTTGCGAACATCACAACGGCGAACGTCCAGACCCTGACCACACAGATTCTTGGTCTCGGTATCGTCGCCGGCGGAAACACTCTGAGCGTCCAGGGAAACGTCTACGTCTCGAACTCTATCACGACCACGAACGTGGTTGCGTCCCTTGCGAACATCACAACTGCGAACGTCCAGACCCTAGTGACTGGTAATCCCATCGGTATCGGAATTATCTCTGGAGGAAACACTCTGAGTGTCCAGGGCAACGTCTACGTCTCGAACGCCATCACGACTACGAACGTTGTCGCTTCCCTTGCGAACATCACAACGACGAACGTCCAGTCGTTAGTCACACCGACTTTGGGACTTGGTATCGTCGCCGGAGGGAACATTCTGAGCGTCCAGGGCAACGTCTACGTCTCGAACTCTATCACGACCACGAACGTCGTCGCTTCCCTCGCGAACATCACAACGGCGAACGTCCAGACCCTGACCACACAGATTCTTGGTCTCGGTATCGTCGCCGGCGGAAACACTCTGAGCGTCCAGGGGAACGTCTACGTCTCGAACGCCATCACAACCACGAACGTCGTCGCGTCCCTTGCGAATATCACAACGGCGAACGTCCAGACCCTCGTGGCCACTTCGAACATAGGTATCGGAACTGTCGCCGGCGGGAACACTCTGAGCATCCAGGGCAATGTCTATGTCTCGAACTCTATCACGACCACGAATGTTGTCGCTTCCCTTGCGAACATCACAACTGCTAACATTCAGTCATTAATCATGTCGACTTTTGGCGTTGGAATTATCTCCGGTGGAAACACCCTGAGCGTCCAGGGTAACGTCTACGTCTCGAACGCCATCACGACTACGAATGTCGTCGCTTCCCTTGCGAACATCACAACGGCGAACGTCCAGACCCTGGTGACTGGCAATCCCATCGGTATAGGAACTATCTCCGGCGGAAACACCCTGAGCGTCCAGGGCAACGTTTATGTCTCAAACAGCATCACGACTACGAACGTGGTTGCGTCCCTTGCGAATATCACAACGGCGAACGTCCAGACCCTTTTGACCACTTCGACCATAGGAGTCGGCATCAGCGCCGGAGGGAACATTCTGAGCGTCCAGGGCAACGTCTACGTCTCGAACGCCATCACGACTACGAACGTCGTCGCTTCCCTTGCGAATATCACAACGGCGAACGTCCAGACCCTCATGGCCACTTCGAACATAGGTATCGGTATCAGCGCCGGCGGGAACACTTTGAGCGTCCAGGGGAACGTCTACGTATCGAATAGCATCACGACTACGAACGTCGTCGCGTCCCTTGCGAACGTCTCAGGAACAGCGAACGTCCAGACACTTTTTGCCACTTCGAACATAGGTATCGGCATCAGCGCCGGAGCAAACACCCTGAGCGTCCAGGGCAACGTCTATATCTCAAACTCCCTGACCACAACGAATATCAACCTGACTGGCACTATCTCCTACAGCGAAGATCTGACGAAGCGTGGCCCGTATCTCATGCCCTCTGTAGCAAACTCGGCAACTATCCAGGCTTGGATTTCCGCGACCTGCAACTCTTCTTCCCAGCCGACGAAATCGTGGTGGGCTACATCGCCTGCTCCGGTCTATGCAAATATCGCATCAGGTCCAAAGGGAACCACGGACTATGGAGGGTCAGTCCTCCTTCCGGACGGTCGTGTCCTCTTTGTCCCTCAGAACGCATCAAACGTCGGTTTCTTCAATCCCGCGACCGGTCTCTTCTCAACCGTGTCCCCAGCGGGTCTTTCTGCAAACACAAGTCAGTTCAGAAGCGGCGTTCTGGTCCCGAATGGAAACGTTGTCTTTATTCCGTGGCTTTCATCAAACATCGGCCTTTTCAATCCTTTGTCTTCTGCCTACTCAAACATTGCTGTTGGTGCGGCAGCAACTGGCGGACTATTACGTTTCCAAGGGGGCGTTCTCGGTCCGACCGGAAACGTCATCATGGTCCCGAGAGATTCTGCTAATATTGGAATCTTCAATCCGACGACCCTAGCCATGACGAACGTCGGTCCCATAGCCGCCCAGGGTCAGTCCCTCTTTGGAGCGGGAGTCCTCTTGCCGAACGGCAATGTGGTCATGTCTCCTCTTTCAACTGGCTCTAATATCGGAATGTATAATTCGTTCTCTCTTTCGGCCAGTGGTTTCACAAATGTTGGACCGATCGCCTCTACCGGGACATGGGAGTCAGCCTGTCTAGCTCCTAACGGAAACGTTGTGTTCGCACCATCTTCCTCGCTTAATGTCGTTGTCTATAACCCGACAGTTGTATCAAGTCCAATTGGAGCCGGAGGATTTTCGAATCTCGCTATAGGGTCCATGGGTGGATCGAACTATTTCCAGGGATCGGTCCTCTTGCCCTCTGGGAATATCGTGTTTTGCCCGGCAGATGCCTCGAACGTCGGGATGTTTGACCCGATGTCTACTCCTTTCCAGTATTCGAACTGTGCGTTTGTATCAACAGCGACCGCCAAATTCTTCGGTTGTACACTGATTCCAGACGGCCGTGTCGTCTTCACACCGGTCACATCGGCCAATGTCGGAGTCCTCAGCACGATGGTTCCGGCACCTCGCGAGTTTTGCCTGTCGCCGATGTTTAATAAGTTATGAGGAAAACCACGGACTTTAATTCCCAACCTAAATTAGAATGAACTACACGCCGACAGCTCCAAGTCGCCTCCTGTTCGGAGATTCCCTCAACCGGGACATAACCCTGTATCCCAACGGAAACTCCTACACCCTCCACCTGACACGTCCGATCCGAAATATCGAACGTGTCGAACTGGTCTCGGCACGGGTCCCCAACACCATGTACAATCTGACGGACGGCTCGAACGTCCTTCAGGTCAACTCCTCGAACGTCTCACTGAATGATGGTTTCTACTCTGTGTATACCCTGGCCACAGATCTCACGGGTGTCATGTCTGGAGTGACCCTGACCTACATCCCCGAGGAAGGCCATTTCATCTTCTCTGGGAATTCTCAATTTACAATCAAAATTCATTCTTCCCAGCTGGCCACAATGCTTGGTCTCTCAAAAGGGACGACCCTCACAAGCGCCTTGGCAGGTCCCACATATCCTGGGTACACAGGTCAGTACATCCTGACCAGTACGACCCTTGTGGACATGAGCCTCAATGATATTGTATATCTGGATATCGAGGAACTCAGGAGCCCCTTCAACGTCGATACGGGTGCCATACAGGCCACCACAGGGACCATCAGCGGGTCGAACGCCAACAGGGCATTTGCACCCATCGCCATGGATGTCGCTTCGGCCTGTATCAAGAATTTTGGTGAGAATAAAGACTACCGGATCGGCGTGGATTACCCAGAGCCCATCAACTCCCTGCAGCGTCTGACTGTCCAGTGGATTGATCGGGACGGAAAACTCCTGGACTTTCAGGGATGGAACACAAACTCCTTCGTCCTACGTCTGTACCTGACTCCAGACCCTGAGCCGACCCTCCCGCCCCCGCCCCCTCTCGAGGATACCCAGATTCGCCGGATCGTCCAGGCGATGACTATGGTTCCAAAACCCCCAAAGGAAGAGCCGAAAAAGCGCTTTCACTGGTGGCTGATCGTGTTAGTTTTACTGGTTCTTATTGTCCTTTACAAGACCTTTGGTCATCGTCTAGGAGTGCCCATGCAGGTTCAGAGGGGTCCCATGGTCGCGGGGCCGGGACTTGCTCCACCTCCTCTTCGCTGAAACCTTTCTGAAAACCCTCAAATCCTGGGACGTCAGGTTCTGACTCATAGTCCTCCTCTCCAATTATGTTTGAAAATTGAGAGCCCCGAGGTTCCTCGGCCTCTCCCTCTTCAAATATTGTAAACTTTACAAAGCTCATATTACTCTCCAATAGAGTCGACTGCAGACTTTAACGCATCCTCGGTGGGATTCTCAGGGATCCACTCGGCCCAGGTCCTGGCGCACTCGTTCATCTTGACGGCCATATCGTCCCCGGTGCCCGTGTACTCTGACCAGTCTGGGTCTTCCTCCTCTTCGCCCTCGTCCTCCTCTTCCTCTTCGTCCGAACCCGAGTCCTCCTCATAAGCCTCTGGGTACAAAGATCCAGTGTGCTTTCCGGCAACGTTCCGAGCCGCATACATCAGTCCATACTTCATATCTGCTGCGACTATGCAGTCCCGTCCGCACGCCTTTGCATAGTGTGCGGCCAGAACCGTCGCCGACTCCAAAACTGGCAGGAAAAGGTCCATGGCGGTCTTTTCCATCATCTGGGTGTCCATGGGACCATCACCAGTCTTCATTTCTAATGTAAAATTGTCTCAGGTCTTTACTTGAAGTTTGAAAAGATGACCTTGTGGCCCTGCAGAAAGTTGTAGGACACCACGTAGGCCCGGATCCTCACATTGGCCGGACTCTGGTTCAGGCTTATAAACAAATTTTGATTCTTAATTCGTGTCAAGTTCACGGACCCGCAAGGAGTTTCCCCCTCTGGATCAAGGCTGAAGGAGTACATGTAGAATAGCCGACTTGGCACGCGTGTGTGAAACTCTAGGGGCTGAATGATCCTTAGGAACTGTGGTGTGCCCACTCTGGGCTCGATACGGGACACGCCATTGAAATCTAATTCTAAATTGTTGAGCATGTCTGTGGTCCCGATGGTCGTACTCGCGCTCGTCGCAGTATTACTATAGTCGTAGCCGAGTGCCGAGTCGTTCTGGAGAACGATGAAGAGTTCCTTGACCGGGTTGTAAAAGTCGAGGATGCACTGGACGTTCGACACACCCTGTGGTGCGAAAAACTCCATACGCTGGACTTGTTCGAAGATCTGGAAACGGGATCCGTCTGTCAGCTTCTTCTTCTCCTGTTCTGAAAGGTACGTGTATTCGACATTGAGCTGGGCTGTGATTGTTCCAGGAATTGTATAGGCCGGTGTAGTGAAAAAGGTTGATGGATTCCAGACGATCCGGAAGGTTATGTCCGGTCCATCCACCACGAGGCCCTTGTTGAAGGTCGAAAAGGGAAGAGGGATCGTATAGGCAGTCTGGGGAATAACAGAAAACTCCAGATTCTTACCAATCATATAGGATAACCCTGGCTGTTTCCCTCTAGGAATCTCGAGGTCGTACTTCATCTCTATATGCTCGGCATAGAGACGCTCGATCAATTCTGTTCCTAAATAGAGCTCGACATACTGGAACATGAGCGTCCCGACCGAGTCGAGCACGCCATATTTTGCGGGCAGTGCTGGAAACTGGACATAGAGGTACATACTCGTGATGAGGTCCCCGGACTTTGGGAGGATCCTGTGGTTCTCTCCACCGAAGAAAACGGCCTGTTCGTCGAAGATCACCTGGTCGACTCGCTGGGAAAAGAGCGTCTGCCCAGCGTATCGTTCGATAAAGTACGTCACTTGTGGATCTCCACTTAGTGAAATATCCTCCTGGCCAAGGAATGAAAGGCTTGCACGCCCGGCCATCTACTAGAGGACGGAGAAATTACTCAAACATCAAACCCGCGATACCATTCTCGACCCGAAGGATGTTTTGGGACAGGGCTATAATCCTGAATTGCTTTGCCGGATAGTAGGCCGTCGCGTTGAAGATGTTGAGTTCGAGGAGGATGTTTCGAATACGGCTCATGTTAATCTGCCCGGAAGGATCACCACTATATGGATTTGTCGAAAAGGAGTACATGTAAAACTGGCGCCCCGGAATTGTCGATCCTGGGGGCATCGAGAAAAAGTTCGTGTGATGGTTGAATGGCTCGATCGCCCCGACATAGAGGTTGTTTGTGACCGATGCCAAAATGGCATCCTCGCCGTTATATGTCATTCCTATACTCTGAAGATCGTTGCCCGAATAGTTGTAGGGCAATGCGCCATTGGTTTGAATGACGAAAAATAACTCCTTCACAGGTCCCTTGAAATCGATCGGAAAAATAGCCGTCTGAAATCCTTGGGTCAGATCGAATGACTGATACTGTGTCTGTGTGATGATATAGTCGAGTCGATGGCTCTGGAACCAATTAATTTCCGGGTTCGAAAGGTACACATAATCGGTGATGATGGTCGCGGTCAGCGTCGGGTTGTTCACAGAGACGGATGTGAGTTCTGAAAAGTTGCGAAAGGTGATCCAGACCTCCACGTCCTGCCGATCGAGTGCTGTGATTGGAAGCGAAAGCTCAGGACTTCCGAAAAAATAGAAAGGCAAGTTTGCATAGTAAACACGCCCAGGTGGTCCGACGGATGTCCCAGTGTCGTACTTGCCCGTGAGGAGCTGTAGACCCGGCTGATTTTCGTATGGAATATTCAGTTCGTTCCAGATCTCGATGTATTCTCCTGTGATGCGCTGGATCGTCTGTCCGCCAATCTTGAGTTCCGCATTCGCGACGAGATAGGTCGCGACCGAATCATAGTATGAATAGACAGTACCAAGAGCTCCAGAAGCAATGTTCGATGCCAACGGGGAAACCGAAATGTATGTTCCTGAAAGGACGTTCGCGGTTGTTCCATTTACGCCGAGCGATATCGAATATGACGCGGCCGTGTTCGAGACACGGAAAGGAACAGAGAGTGTGTAGGGCGGTGCGAGTCCCAGCGCCACCTTATAGACCGGGCTCGCGTACGCCGGGTCAGAACTCGAAATTGTCAGACTCGTGACGGCATTCGATGTGTAGAAGACGCCAGTCATCATGTAGGACATTACGGTCGTAAACTGAAGGTTTCCATTTGAATTTACAGACATGATATTAGAATTTGTATTACTGCTAAAGTAAGGACTCTTGAGTTGAAGTGGCGTCGTTAATGTGTTCGAGGTCCTCTGGAACAGGATGCCGTTGTATGGAAGGACGATTCCGGGCGTCGTATCTGAAAGGACGCCGACTTGATTGATCACGAAGAATGAGTTGGGACTCAAGTTTGATAGGGCGCCGGTGGTCGAGACGTTTAGGTAGTAGCTCAGCTGCGTGTTCGCCACGAGTGGGATGGAAAAGGCGTACGT